GATGCAGGCTCAGCAGTTTCGCCTTGCCAACGAGGCCAACGCGCTTGAGGCCAAGTACAAGCCTCAGATTTTCCAATCGCAGATCGCCCAAAATAATGCGTCTGCGGCCGCATCAGCAGCGTCTGCGGAAAAGTATCGGGCTGATGCAGAAGCGGCTCGTCAACGCGCAGCATTTGGTCAGAACGCAGCAAGCCTTAAAGCTCCATCTGGATCTCCATCTGGAGTGCCAATCATCGGAGAGTTCATGCAAACCCCACCATCTCCTCAAGAGATGCAATCATTCCAAGACCAGAGAGCGCTCTTGTCCAATCTTTACGGCGGCGGCGGAGCGAATGACCTGACTCAAGGAATGGCAAGGAATGCAGCCTTGAATGCTCAGGATGAATTGGCAGCTCGCCGCGCCGCAATAGCTCTGAGTGGAAATCTTCCAGATACCAACCAGGCATTCATGCCAGAGATTCAAGGACAAGTTATCACGGCCCAAGGAGCCAACGACGTTGCGGTTCAGAATGCAAAATCCCAGGGTGACCTTCAGAACACCATGATGAAGGAAATCCTTGGAGGAGCCTTTGGTTCTGGAGGTGGATCTTCATTGTCTCCTGGAATGAGTTCGATGAAACTTGAAGACCTTGATAAGTACGTTCAAGGCAAGTTCTCGCTTCCTGGCGAACCAATGAGTCCAGCAAATCTTCAAGCAGCAAATGCTTACAAGAAAAGCATGGGAATGCTGATCGCTCAGGGGGTTGACCCAATGGCCGCAGACACCTTTGCATCTACACACCATGGATCAATTTCGTATTCAGACCCATTTTTTGGATCTCCACGCATGGAGCCTGGAAAAGATTTCAATATGGAGTCAATCACTCCATCGGAGGCTGCTGACATTGCGAGTCAAATCCGTGCAGACAAAGCTAAGGTTGGTATGGAAAAAACTAGCCAATTCATGCAGATGATGTTTCCAAATAGGCAGCTTCCAGGAGCTGATGGTCTAACGCCGTCTGGATCGCCGAATGCACCAGCAGTAATCCCAGGAACCGACACACCTGCCCCTACGCCCCCCAACCCAGTCGTGGCCCCATCCACGCCAGCGCCTGCTACCTTCACTCAGCCGCAGACGCTGGGGCAGCAAGCAACCGCTAAAAGAAAGGGTGTTCAGCAAGCGAAAAATACTGAGTACAACAAGGAGACAATGAATGATCTTGCTGGAATTATCGCAAGGAAAGGATTGTCACTGGATCAGGTTATTGCAACCGCAATGGCTGGAGGACAGGATAACCAAACTGCTCTTCAAGCTGCGCTTTACCAAATGAATCCACCCGCACTTGGAGGCATTGGTATGGGTCAAAGTGGAATCACTGGCCCATCAATGGAGGACATCCAAAACGCGGCAAAAGATCCAGAGATTCAAAAGATGTTTGGAATCAACCCAGCTCTTGTGTCTCCGCAGACAGGAAATGCTGGACAGCCATCTGGCGTGACATACACTCGCGTCAAGTAACGCTATGCCAGAGTACATTGCAAAACTTCCAGATGGTAGCGAATACAAGATCGCTTCCGAAAAGGAACTCTCCACTTCTGAACTCGATTTTCATACGAGTCAAATTCTGTCGCAGCAGGAGAATCCGATTGACAGGATCTTCAGGCAAGGCGAGGAGCGCAGACAGAAGGCGGCAGCAGAAGCGGCCAGCGCCCCGTCCATGCTTGGCTCGCTTGCTCGTGGAGCGCGTGAGAGTGTTGGCGCAGGGATTGGATCAGCTCTTGGTATGGCCGCTGGCGTGGCGCTTGCGCCAGCATCTGGCGGACTTTCTATGCTGCTTCCGCTGGGCCTCGGTCTTGGTGGCGGCGCTCTAGGTGGACTAGCCCAAGGGGTTGTTGACCCGATGACCGAAGAGCGCGAGAAGGCGCTCCAGCGCGACATGGCAACTAACCCAGTGTCTGCATGGACTGGATCAGTAGCACCAATGCTTGCGACTGTGAGGCCAAGCATTTCTGGAATTGGCAGGGCATTCCGCTCGATGGAGGGCGCAGCCACCGCCGCAGAAAAAGCCGCGATCAGTGGAGCAAGAATCAACATGGCCGCAGGGGCTGGGATCGGCGGGGGACTCAACCTCGGCATGAACGCCCTGCATGGACAGCTTCCAACGCCAGGGAGCTTCGCTGGTGACGTGCTGCTTGGTGCGGCATTCAACGAGCCAAACCGTCTGGGCCGCGCCCTCGGCATGCGCCCGTCTGTGCGGCCAGTGATGCCTGGTGAGGCAGCCCCTCCAGCAGTCACGGCACAGATTGAGCCAGGATCTACACCAGTGCCGATTGATGCAGCAGCTCCAGTAGTGGCGACAGAAGCGCCAGTGGCTCCAGTATCCACTCGTCCAGGATACCTTGGCCAAGAAGCACCAACTGGCCCAATCGTAATGCCGCCAGTCGTTGAGCCCCCGACGGTTGGCTTCCAAGGGGTGGAGGGCCCAAACCCAGCAAGCATCTTTAATCCGTCTGATGAAGTCCCAGCTTCACTCGGAGCTAATGGAAAACCCAAGAAGCAGTACCAGCTTGATCCAGCTCCCAGGATGATGCCTACAACCGAAGCGCCACCAGTGCAGACAGGAAATGGAGAGCCTCTTTCTCCGAGGGATATTGAGCTGGCTCAAATCAATTCTGAATACCAAACGGCAGTTGATAAGGCCAACAGTATCATAAATTTAATAAGGAGAGGAAATGCTCAGAGAACAGCAGAGTTGTTTAGGAATAAAAAAATTGAGCAGCTTAACAAAAAATTCCCAGCACCAACAGAAGCACCACCAGTTGCGGCAGAAGCTCCTCCAGTTCCAGCGACTTCAGCAGAACCTGTAGTTTCAGCACCTGCTGAAACACCGAAATTCACACTTCCAAGAGAGCTATCACGATCATCACCAAGGTATGGATACAAGGATTCAAATTTCACATTAACATTTGAATCAGACCTTGATCGCGCAGCATACATTCTCGCCAATGATTCAATTGGCGGAAAGAAATCAAAATCCGCAGACAAGTTCAGAAAGGTCATCACAGACGCTGGACTTGATGAAGCTGCCGTGATCGAACACGGAAAGAAAGTTCGTGACGAACTAAAAGCCAAAGCAGAAACAGCTCGTGGCTATCAAGAGGATTCGATCTACATGCCTGACCAGGGCTTCAAAACACCTTCCGCAGCGAAACCCGTTGCAGTTGAACCGATAGTGACCAATGAAAGCCAAGCCAATGCAAAAGGGCAAACCGATGACCAAGGGCAAGCCAATGTCCAAGGGCAAGGGGAAACCCTGCTAACAACACCTGAGCCTCCCCCAATCACGGGGGAGGCCGCACCCCTGTCTGCGGCGAAGCCAGTCATCGACAACTCAATCCCGAAATGGGAGGGGGAAGTTCCACTGGCGGTCAGCAAAAAAGGGATTACGATTAAAACTGAGATTTTAGTTGGAAACCTCAAAAACCTGCGAAATAGGTACAACAAAAAAGTAGCGAACGGAGAACAAGTAGATCCAAAAGACATAAGAAGAATCTCTCTTCTTGAAGCTCAGATCGACAGCAGACCAAAATCAATCAAGAGCCAGGCAATCGACATCGTCGTAAAGAATCCAGGTGAGTATCCAGTAATTGAAGCTGCAATTGAGGCGGGGATGGTTGCTCCACCAAAAGGCTTGGATATAATTAAAAAACTTAGAAAAAAAAGCGCCAAGCTCAATACAAAATCAATTGAGAAGCTGACCGATGCCGATTGGGACAATCATATTCCAATCAGTGAAGCTCCAGGAGAGGTTGCGAAGCTAGTGCTCAAGAAAGTTTATGGAGGAGACAGGAGAACTGGAAGCTCACCATCTACCGTGGCCAGCAATCTCGGCATGACTGTCAGCGAGATGTGGGCGAAACTTGGGGCAGAACTCGATTCGATTTCCAAAGGTGGCCCAACTCCCATGGCGGAGCGCATGGATCAATATCTCAGCCGAAACAATGCTGAAGAACAGGCAATGAATTTCGGCAGATCGGCAATGGAGCCTTCTCCTGGCAAAGAAGCAACCCCTGTCAGCGCACTTGAAAAAGGCGACACCATGGTAATCGACGGTGAAGAGGTGAAGGTGGTGAGTACCACTGAGAATGAAGACGGATCAAAGACCGTATCACTCCGCGACGGCGAAAAGTTCGGCGATCAACGGGTGAATTCTGATTCCACCAATGAACTCTACGTCGATCAGACTCCAGACCAGTTTGCTCAAGAGCAGTCTGCAAAAGCCTACGAAGAAGCCACTGCTGCTGAGAAGGAGCAGATGGCTGCGGAGCAGGCGAAGCTAGAGGCTGATGCTGCTGTTCCGAAGGAGCCAGCGCCAGCGCCAGCGGCAAAGCCAGCCGAGTCTCCGCAGGAGGTGAAGAACTTCAACAACAGGTCACTGCTTGAGCCACAAGAAGGTGGAGACGCATTCGCGCTCCAGCAGGAACAGACAGTCGATGGCGCGGCAATCACGCAGGCTGCGGAGCAGGCTGCGGCCAACGAGGCGCTCAACAATTCTCTCCAGCGGAACATCGACTTCGATCAGCCAGTGAAGCCAGAGTTTCTTCAGCCAATCATTGACGTGCTTGATGGGCAGATCAAAGCTACGCAAAACTACCAGAAGTCGAACAAGGGACGAGTAAACTCAATGCCAATCGACATCATTGGGGTGCAGGCATACGAAGCCGTGCTCCAGGTTCTCAAGGCATCACTCAAAGCTGGGCAGACAATCAACAAGGCCGTCGCGTCTGCGATGGCTACCATTAAAAACACCAAGATCACCAATGAAGAGCGAAAGATTATCGAGAGAGAACTAAAAGCTGACGCAACAAAAGCCATGGAGCTTGCCAAGGGACGAGACGCAGACATCAAGGTACAGATCGGTCTGGCGGCAGAGGCGATGAAGGATGCCACTGGCATTGCTGGCAATCGGCTTGGCATCATGAGGGAAGTGACAAAAAAGTTCCCAGACCAAGCTGACTACATCAAAAAGAATCTGAACCGCATCATGGATGAGATGATCGCGCAGGAAGACCTCATCTCAAAATCCAAGAGTCCATCATCCAAGGAGTGGGGAGCATGGGGGCGTGAGCGTGTTGCTCAGCTCAATGAAATCTACGGCGATGCCAAGAGCGGTCTGTCTGCGGCCAAGTCAGCAAAGGTGGCCAGGGCGATCCACGACCACATCTTCACCAACATGGGCAAGGTGATGCACGACATTGCTGATGGTGTGAGGACTGGCAAAACTAGCAAGGTGGGGAAAGCGTATGCGGATGAGCACTTCCTGCTAAGGCCAGGTGCTGATGGCGTGAACAGAGTGAGCACAGACATCCTTCAAGAAACCGATTCCACGAAGTTCCTCAATCAACTTGGCAGACATCTTCAAGACCTAGAAGGCTCACCAGACTTTGTCAGCATTGCAGACGCAAAGAAATCTGGATTCATGGAGCGGGTGATCGAGCATGTCGTTGATCCATCGCGCGATGCGGAGCTTGCCAGAAACCCAACGCTCAAAAAGAGTGTGGAATTCTTCTCTAAAATTCGTGGACAAGTTCTTAACTACCTCAAAGCAAATAACATCGAAATCGGCGATCTTGGCCCACGCTCAATGAGCAGGTCGATGGATGCCACCAAGGTGTTTACGAACCGAGCTGCATTTCTAAAAGATGCAGCATCAGCTTACGAAGCGAAGTGGGGTGAAGAGCTTCGCATTCTTGCTGCAAAAGCTGCGAAAGCTGGCCCTGGCAGCAAAGAGCAAAAGGCATTCTTGAAGCGCACTGCTGAAATCAACAAGCTGGATTCAAAGGAATTTGCCAACCGATACCTTACCGCAATCGAGGCTGGTGAACGCGGCCTCACGTCAGACGGGAACGATTTCTATTCCAACGAGGGTGGACTCACGCCAAACATCTTCAAGGCGCGTGAATTCGGTCAGGAGGCCGAAACCTTCTTGAGAAAGTACATGATTAACGATCCGTTTGAAATGATCCAAAGCGAGGTTGTTGCGGCAACCAGGGCAGTAACCAAAGCTCGACTGCTTGGCGGCATGGGCAAAGATGGTAAATTCGATTCGCTCGGTGGATGGAAGAAACTTCGCGCTGAATTAGAAGCCGAAGGAAATGAGGACATGGTTCCATTGTTCCAGCAGACAATCAAAAACTACCTGAACGTGAGAGGCGCAGACAGCCAAGCCGCGCAAAGTGTGTTGCAAGGAATTCACGGACTCACCCAGCTTACCTACCTTTCAAGAGCCGCAGTCTCATCGTTGCCAGAAGCCACCATGATTGGCGTGAGAGCTGGAAGTCTACGCGAGGCTGTTCGAGCCAATAAGGTGACTGCATCAAATTTCGTCAAATTAGTCCGCAGAGCAAAACCGTCTGAAAGCCTCATTGTTGCGGAAGCCTTTGGTGAAATTAAGATCGGCCAACACGCCATGATGGGCAGCGAGTCAATCAACAATGCGTTCAGCGGTCGTGGATTATTTGGTAACCTTGTCAGTAAGTTTCACGAAAAAACACTACTAAGGGATTTTACCAACGCAACAATGGCCGCGTCCATGGACATCGGAAAGACGTTCATCAACATGAACCTCAAGCTAATCAAAGAGAATGGTGCTCTTAGCCGTCTGTCTTTACAGAGCCTGCGTGAAATCGGAATCAGCAGAGAAGATTTGCCGATGATGCAAGAATTTGCTGCCAGGTTTGAGAAGGAACCAAATTGGTCGAAGCTCGTCCTGGAAGACAGCCCAGCAGCCGCAAAGTTCCGCGATGCACTCACGTTGTTCAAGCGCACTGGCGGCGCTCTTGACCCTACCAGGGCCTCGAAAACAATGGCATCCACCAACCCGCTTGCCAGTCTGTTTTATTCGTTGAGCGGATACCTTTACGAGTTTCACGACAAAATCACCAGACGGGCGCTTGCAAGAGGCAAGGCGGCCATCACTGGCAAGATGATGATCGAAGGCAAGATGGAGCCGCTGACGGGCACGGAAAGGGCCGCTCTCCTCGGAGACATTGCAAAAGGAGCCGTGGCGCTCTACTCGACCCAGTATGCAGTTCAGTTGATCCGTGAAAATCTGTACGCAGACCCAGAACGGATCGCTAAGGACAAGCGCAGGACTCCTGGTGAAGTGGCCAAGCTCAGAGCCGCTGCCGCGCTTTCTCGCTCGTCTGTGTTCGGCCCATACGACAGCATCTTCAATGCCATCACCCAGGCTCGCTACCAGCGCGATCCAGCCACCACCCTTCTCGGTGCTGAGATCGGTGGACTCTCGGATCTTTTCGGGCAGACAGCCAACATGATTCGTGGCGAGCGCAACGCGCCAGGAACCAACACCGCAGAGCGGAAGCTGGCTAGAACCTTCTACAATATGACCGTGGCTCCTGCCGTGGGGGCTTTTGCGGCCACAATGCCTGGCTACGCAGTCCCATCCACTCTGATCCAAGCCGCGTACAGCCCAGCCATGAGAGAAAAAGCCGTGGAGATGGTAGCTGGGAAGCCAGTGTTGCCTAAAATGCCAGCTAAATAGGCTTGCAGACAGGATGAAATTCGTTAATCTCACCACGCAAAGATATGAAAACCATCCTAATTTCCTACCTCAAGCAAGAATCCACCTGGCGCGGACTTCTTCAATTCGCCACAGCAATCGGCATCGGTCTGCGCCCAGACCAAGCTGCCGCCATTTTGTCTGCGGGAATCGCCGCTGTCGGAGCCATCAACACGTTCAAGAATAAGTGAGCATCAAAGAGATCCAATCTAAGATTGGAGCAACTCCAGATGGTGAATGGGGGCCTAAAAGCAAGGCGGCCTGCCAGAAGCATCTTCGTGACATGATGCCGTCACCGAATCCATGGCCATCGGATGATACGCTTTCTATGACGCGCTTCTACGGCGAGGCTGGCGAGCGTCACCTCATCAACCTGGATGTGGTCGAGTTCGGCGTGAAGTACGACGGCCAGCACGTCAAAACGATTCGATGCAACAAAAAGGTGGCCGACTCGCTTCTTCGCATTATCGAAGCTCTTGCCAACAGCGAGTTTGCCTACATGCTTCAGCGGTTCAATGGGTGCTACAATTTCCGCAAAATGCGCGGAGGGAACTCGTTGTCAATCCATTCGTGGGGGGCAGCTATCGACCTCGATGCTGGCAACAACTCAAACAACCAGGCATGGCCAGAAAGCGCGACCATGCCGCTCGGTGTGATGGAAATTTTTGCTCGTGAAGGATGGCTTTCGGCAGGAGTATTCTGGGGGCGGGACGCAATGCATTTTCAAGCGACAAAATAAGATCATGGACGACCATTATTCATTCATGTTGAAGTCAGCATCCAT